ATATCTTTGATAAAGAACTTTTTATGAAAACTTTTGAAGAATTAAAATAAAAAAAAAAACAAAAAATATGAAAACAAAAACACAAACTGAAATCCTTTTAATATTATTAGATAATTGCTCAATAGTAATTAACTTATCTAATAGAGTAGAATCTATTAGAATAGATAAAACTTTATTAGAATTAGATTTATCAAAAGAAGATTGGGATTACTATACAAGTGTATTAACCAATATGATTAGATATGAATACCAAGATGGTAGGATTAAAGAATTGAAAAGTAGATTACAAAAGCAAGTTGAAATTGAAAAAATAGAAAAAACATTAGGTATTTCTATTAAAAGATTGAAAGAATTATTAGAAGATGTTGAACCAAAACAAAAAGTTTATGTTTGTGAATCAGATATAAAGAAAGCAAAATTAAGAAATTATTAGATGAATAAATTATATGATAATGATAATAATTTAATTTATTATGAGTTGTCGGAGTATAGGTTTTGGATTAAATTGATAATAGATAATAAAATCTCTACTGGATTTTATGAATTATATAAAATAAATTAAGATATGAGTAAATGTAAGATATGTAAAGAGAAAGAAATCCTTCAAGGATACTGGTATTGCCAAGAGTGTAAAGATTTTAAGGATCATACTTGTAAGTGTGGTGCTGAGAAAAGACCTCATAGACCTTATTGTAAAACTTGCTCTAATTTGAAAACAAAACAAAGTCAAGTAAGGACTGGTAGAGTTATTAATGGTAAAAGAAAACCTCATTATAGTAAAAAGAGTAGTGATATAGTAAAATTACATAAAGAGTTAGTTCTTTTTGTAGATTATATTAAAGAAAAAGGAGCAATTGATTTTTTAGATATAAATAATATATTTGATATATATGAAAGGTATGAGGAAATGGATTTATTGCAGGGTTTGAGAGAGAATGTAAAAAATCCATCAATAGAAAGTATGTGGAAGGTGCTTAAAAAGATTTATGATTTGGAAAAAAATGACTTTTAGAAAATAATATATACTATATAAAAAATAATTAATTAAAATGATTTTAGAAATGGATTTTAACGATGAACTTTACCAAAGATTGCCGGAAAACGAGCTTGAAGCGATTATTAAACTATATAATCCTTTAATAAAAAAAGTAAGAAAACACGATCATTTAGAAATTGTAGAGTTTTATTACGAAGACAAACCAACTAAACTATTTGATATAAGACAATTAGATAAATTGGTTATAGAAATGAAACAAAATTATAGAAATATGCGTTTAGCATTTTTATTAAAATAAAATAATTATTATGAAAAACAAAGTAAAAAAACTTACCACTTACTCAGCATTAAAGAATGATATAAACGATATATTAAAACTTATGATTGATTATAAAGATGATAAAGAGATGCTTGAGTGGTGTCGTATGCGTATTCAGTTTAACATTGATCGTATGCTTTTAATAATAAAAAATGGGGAAGATTATATATGATAGATGAAAACCAAATCCGTAAAGAATTAACAGTAGTAATGTCAAGAGTTCCTACATTTATTGAGAAGGATAATTCAACGCATTTAACGGCGTTTAGTTATATAAGGGAATGTATTAGAGTATATAGAAAATGTGTATCAATTAATTTTTTAGATGATAATTCAATAGAATCTTTATCAATAGATTATTTTAGTTATATAAATTGTTTATATGCTACTGATAAAGTATTATTTAATGCTTGTATAAAGTATTTGTATATTATATTAGATAATTTGACTAATATATTAGAAAAGAATGAATTATATGAATCCTTAAAGAACTTAAAGAGTGTTATAGAAATAGTTGATAGTCAAAACGAAGTTAAAAAAATAAGAAAAAATAAAAAATAAATATGAAAGACGCAGAAGTTTTATTAAAAGAATTGTTTGTATGGGTAGATGAAATACAACCAAGAAAAATTGAATGGATCTTAAAGAAAAGAACACCACAATCAGTTAGTGTAGAAGAAATCCAATATATATTGGATAGAATTGAAGGTATAATTAAAAATTTATATTCTATCAAAGGTGAAGAATATACAAGAGAATTATTACAAAAATTAGAAAATGAAAATGGAAATTAAAATTAAAACAATACCGCATATAACTCAACGTTATAGCACTTGCGGAGATTATCAAGAACAACCTGATGGTAGTTGGTATATATCAGTTAGTGAAATGGGTGATGATAGATATAATTTTTTGGTGGCAATCCACGAATTAATAGAATTATATTTAACCCAATTCAAAGGTATAACAGAAAATGAAATAACTGCTTATGATTTATATTATGAAGCAAAAAGAGAACAAGGTTTTGTAGAAGAAGATAGCGAGCCAGGGTTTTCTACTGAAGCTCCATATAGAAAACAACATACGATAGCAACTGCTATTGAAATGATGTTAGCAGCTGAATTAGAGGTTGATTGGTTAGCGTATGATAGAAAAATAAATAGTTTGTAATGAATAAAATCTTATTATATATAAATAATAGTCAATATATTAAAGGATGGTTAAATAGTATTTGTAAAGAAATACATTATAGGGATGATTTATTTCAACATTGTTTGATACAGATAACTAATGAAGAATTAGAAAGGTTAAATGATTTATATATAAATGGTAATTTAGATAAATATTTTATTCAAATAATGAGAAATCAATATAAATCAAATAAAAGTTATTTTTACAAAGAATATATTAATAATGGATTTTATAATAGTGATTTTATCAAATTAGGAAGAAATGTAAGTGATTTTAAGACACTTTATTTTGATAATAATAATGATAATGAGGAAACAAAAGATGATGAAAATTTGAATAAGATAAAGCAGATATTAGATAAAGCAGATATTATTAATAGGGAATTATTTATTAAAATGTATTTTGAGGGAATGAGTTATAAAGAAATATCTGAATATTATGGAATAAAATACCAAAATGTTCGTTTAAGAATCTTAAAAGTTAAAAACTTTATCAAAGATACAATAAAAAATTAAAAAAATATATATATGATAATAATGTTTATTAAAATGTTCCTATTAAGTTATGTAATAACAAGATTTGAACCAATACAATTAACAATCGATTCAATAATTGATAGTATAAAAAATAAAACTTTAAAAAGTATATTAGTATTAATTAACTTTTTAAGTTGCCAACCTTGTTGTATATTTTGGTTATCATTATATATGACACATAACCTATATTTAAGTTGTTTATATTATTTCTTAACAACTTGGTATGATAAATTAATAACACCTTATGAAAAAAGAATTAGGTTCTAAAAAATTAGAACCAACACAAGAACAAATAACAGATTGTAATGAAGTAATTAGAATTGCTCGATTAGCAATCGCTTATGATAGTGATTGCGATAGTATCTATAACTTATATAAAAAATATATAGATAAAGACGCATCTTATCCTAATAAAAGTTGTAATGGATGCGGACAATCAGTTCAAAAATATAGAGAAAAACTATTAGGATTAGGTAAAGATCCAAAAAATTATATAAAATTATGATTAAAAAAGTAAAACTTAGTGAAATAAAACCAAATCCTACTAACCCAAGAGTTATTAAGGATGATAAATATAAAAAACTATTAAAATCTATTAAAGAATTTCCTGAAATGTTAGATATAAGACCAATTGTAGTTGATGAAAATATGATTGTATTAGGTGGAAATATGAGATTAAAGGCTTGTAAAGAAGCAGGATTAGAAGAAGTATCTATAATTGAGTTTAAGGATTTAACAGAAGATAAAAAGAAAGAATTTATTCTAAAAGATAATAAATCATTTGGTGATTGGGATTGGAATATATTAAAAGAATTTGAAAAAGAAACTTTATTAGATTCAGGATTTGAAGAATGGGATATATTAGGAATATTTGGTGATAATGAAATGGAAGATAAATTCACAGCAAATATAGAAGGTAGTAATTTTAATCCAGAAATTGTAAATGTAGATGATTATATAAAACAAAATATATTATTTTTTAATGAAGTTATGATTGAATTTGAAGACGATGAAGTTAAAAAAGCAATTAGAAACTTAAATGACATATCAATTAAATCAGCATTTATGGAAGATATAAAAAAAATAATACTACAATATGGCAAAAATAGCTTATGATAAATACTATACACCACCAACAGTAGCAAGGTGGTGTATAGAAAAAACATATGAAATAATAGGAAAAGAAAATATAACTGAAATCATAGAACCATCTGCTGGATGTGGAATGTTTAGTTTACAAATACCAAATTGTAAAGCATATGATTTATATCCACAAAGCGAATATATAGAACAACAAGATTTTACTAAATTAGATTTAGAATATAAGAAAGGTAGATTATTTATTGGTAATCCTCCATTTGGAGGTGGTAGTGGTAAATTAATAAAAGAATTCTATAATAAAAGCTGTGATTTAGGAGACTATATTGCGTTTATACAACCAGCAAATTATTATTGGAACTATACAAGATTTTATAGATTTGAAATTATATATTCAGTTATTATAGAAACACCTTATACTAACCATAATCTTAAAACTTCATTTACAATCTATAAAAGAAATCCTGATAGAGATGATTGGAGAGATAAAGAAGAAGAATTACAAGATATAAAGATAATGACTTATTGTAGAAATAATAAAGGTCAGAAACATAAAACAAATGAAGATTATGATTATTGTTTTTCTACATTTGGTGTTTTAATGAAACCGTGTGAACCTTATCAATTTGCGCAAACAAGAGCAATAAAAATATTAAATCCATTAATAAAAGAAAAAGTTATTAGATGTTTAAAATATTTATATAATAGAAATCAAAAAGATAAATTCTTACAACAATATAACACATCAGTAGGAAATATGAATAATAAACCTATAATTAGATTATTAAAAATATGTATTCCTGAAATAAAATAATAAAAAATATGGCATTAAAAAATAACCCAAAGAAAAATAAAGAACTACTTCTTAAAGCATTAGAAAGATCATTAGGATTAGTGACACCTGCTTGTAAAGAAGTTGGTTTAGATAGAACTACATTCTATAATTATTATAACAATGATCCAGAATTTAAAGCAGCAGTAGATGATATAAATGAAATCTTAACTGATTTTGTAGAGAACCAATTATTCAAAAAGATAAAAGATGGTGATACACAATCTATATTGTTTTTTATGAGATATAAAGGAAAGAAAAGAGGATATACTGATTCAATTAATATAGATGGAAACTTAAATACAAACGTTCAAATAATAAAATTAATAGGACCAGATGGAAATAATAATGAAACACACTAATGTTCTTTCAAGAAATATGGATAAATATAATGAAGGATGTAGATTTATCTTAAATCAAGGTGGTTCAAGAAGTTCAAAAACATTCTCAATCATACAATTATTATTAATAGTATGTATAAGCACACCAAAAATAAGAATATCAATAGTAAGAAAATCATTTCCGTCATTAAGAGGTACAGTATTAAGAGATTTTATGGAATTAATGGATTTATATGGATTATATGATATAAAAAATCATAATAAAACAGAACATATCTACAAATTCAACAATGGATCTACAATAGATTTCTTTTCAATTGATGATAGTAAAAAAGTAAGAGGTAGAAAAAGAGATATATGTTATTGTAATGAAGCAAACGAATTATCTTTTGAAGAGTTTCAACAATTATCATTAAGAACATCAAAAACATTTTTTTTAGATTATAACCCATCTGATGCAGAACACTGGTTATATAAATTATTAAATGATGATAGAAGTTGTTTAATAAAATCAACATATAAAGATAATTTATTTTTAGAAATAAGTCTTATTAAAGAGATAGAAAACTTAATTAATGTTGATGAGAACTATTATAAAATATATGCGCTTGGTGAGGCTCCTATCGCTTCTACAAGGGTATATACTCACTTTAATCAATATATAGATGAACCAAATTATACAGAATGTGTATATGGTATAGATTTTGGCTATACTCACGTTAGTTCTGTTGTAAAAATAATGTATAGTATGGATAAAATATATGTAAAAGAGTTATTATATGAAAATGGTCTGACTGTAAATGATTTATGTAATAAAGTAAAGTCATTGATTAATGATAATAATAGAATATACTGTGATAGTGCCCGTCCAGATATAATAGAACAACTAAAAAGAAATGGTATGAATGTTATAAGTAGTGATAAAAGTGTAAAAGAAGGTATAGATTATATTAAAAGTCAGCAAATATATATACATTATGATAGTATAAACTTATTAAGGGAATATAAATTATATTCTTGGAAAAGTAAAGGAGAATTAATACTTGATGAGCCAATTAAATTAAATGACGATGCTTTAGATGCTATGAGATATGCTATATATACTAATAAAAAGAAGAAAGTAGATATGAGAAGAATTAATTTCTTTTAATTAATTCACATTATCCTCTTACTGGCGATTTAACGACTTCTTCCCCTTGGTGGGGGAAGTCTATCGCGATAAGATTGTTTGGTGAGTAGAGGAATAATAATAAATAAGAATAAATAATAATAAATAATAATAAATAATATAATAATATAATATAGTAGTATATAATATAATAATAAATATAATATAATATATCATTATTACTGTGCCGCACTTTTATATTTTGGATAGAAAAATGATTAAAAAGATTTATTATAGTAGGGGTAAAAAAAGTTATTATTTAATTTATATTAACTTATGTTGCGGTAAAATTATATTTAAGATAGATTTGAGTTAAAAAGTTTGCCCCAAGCAAACTTTTTTTATATACGACTATAATTTTTTAATAAAATATATATAAGAATAGAAAAAAGTCTATTTTATATTTTAATATATAGATTAAAATAAAACAAAACTTATGACAAAAATTACATTAAATAATGAAGATTTAGATTTAGAAATAGAATTAAATGTGATGGATAATTGGAATGAAATTCCTTTAAAAACATATTTTAAGATGATTGATATTATATCAGAACAAAATAAAATGGAAGAGATTGATTTTACAATTGAGATGATATCAATTATATCTGATATAGATAAAAATAAATTAAATGAAATAGGTTTATTTGAATTAAATAAATTAGAACCTATTATTAGAGGATTAAATCCAAATGGAATAAATAAAGATATACCTACTCATATAGAAATTAATGGTATTAATTATGTTCCTAAGAAGAATATGATTAATATAACTAATAGTGAAATGATGTGTATGAAAAATCTTGATAATAATTCATATTCTAACAATGTATTAAATTATTTATCAGTTTTATTAAGACCTGGTTATAGTAAAACTAATGAAATAGGAGAGATTAAATGGATACAAACACCATTAGATGTAGAAGATATAGAAAATAGAAAGGATATTTTTCTAAATTATTTAAAAACAACTGATGCGATACCATTAATCAATTTTTTTTTAACTGGGAAGAAAGGATAAATATATTTTTCGAAGATTTATTTAATCGTGCCGGACAATCACAACAATTAGGATTTGGTGAAATATCCTTTCCTGAACAATTTAATTGGATTTCATATATAGATAGATTAGCAGGTGGAGATTTTAGTAAATATGATATAATATATGAGAAATCTTATGAGGAAAGCTTATCATATTTATTCTATAAGCATTCAGTAGATAAATATACAGAACAAATAAATAAAAGAGCAGAACTTAGATATAAAAAATAAAAAATATGGCGAATAATACATTGAGCATCAATAAGGTAGTATCAATTTTTAGGGATTTACAAATTAGAAATCCATTAACTAATACATTTTTCTATGGTAGTGGCGCAGATTTTAACTCATTAAAGAATGTTGTGTATCCTGCTTTTATAGTAGAGCAATCAACAACTATTATGAAACAATCTCAACAAACATTAGGATACCAAACAGAGTATTTGGGATTTAATTTGTATGTGATGGATCGTATAGAAAAAGGAGATGATAACTATCAAGATTTATTAAGTGATTGTTTGTTTTCATTACAAAGTATGTTGGCTGAAATAGATCAACATAAATATTATATTGATATGAATATATCAATAGTAGAAGATATAACATTTGAACCTGTAATTAGAGCAGATGATGATGATATTCAAGGATGGCAAGCAAAATTTAAATTAAAAATACCAATAAGATTTAATCCAACTAATACACCTATACAACCTATAACAGGATATACAGTTTCATTATATTCAAATACAACAGAATACAGATTAATCGGACAAAATGGAGCAACAGGTCCTCAAGGTCCAACTGGTCCGCAAGGTGCTACAGGTGCTGATGGTTCAATTGGTGCTACAGGATCACAAGGTCCGATAGGTCCAACAGGTTCTAATGGTTCAAATGGTGCTACTGGACCACAAGGTATTCAAGGTATTAAAGGTCCAACAGGTTCTACTGGTGCCACAGGTGCCACAGGTTCAAATGGATTAAATGGTGCTACAGGTCCAGCAGGTTCAAATGGATTAAATGGTGCTACAGGTCCAGCAGGTTCAAATGGATTAAATGGTGCTACAGGTCCAGCAGGTTCAAATGGATTAAATGGAGCAACAGGTTCTACAGGTGCTACTGGACCACAAGGTATTCAAGGTCCAACAGGTTCTACAGGTGCTACAGGTCCAGCGGGTGCTAATGGTTCAAATGGTGCTACAGGATCAACTGGACCACAAGGTATTCAAGGTCCAACAGGTTCAACTGGTCCAATAGGTCCGCAAGGTGCTACTGGACCACAAGGTCCTATTGGTATTACTGGTTCAAAAGGAACAACAGGTTCTAATGGTATAAATGGTGCTACTGGACCACAAGGTATTCAAGGTCCAACAGGATCAACAGGTCCAACAGGATCAACAGGTGCTACGGGTAGTCAAGGTATTCAAGGTATTCAAGGTATTCAAGGTATTCAAGGTCCAACTGGTTCAACAGGTCCAACAGGATCAACAGGTGCTACGGGTAGTCAAGGTATTCAAGGTATTCAAGGACCAACTGGTGCTACGGGTCCACAGGGAGCAACAGGTCCACAAGGTATTCAAGGAGCAACAGGTTCTGTTGCTAATATATTGGGATTACAAAATTATTTAACTAAATATAATTCAAATGGTTTAACAAATAGTTCTATTATAGATAATGGAGCAAATGTTAGTTTTACAGAAACAATATATGGAACATATGCAAGTTTTAGTAATAATTTAAATGCATTATCATTTACAACCCCTTTTTATAGTATAAATGCTTATGGATCAACTACATCATTAACAAATACAACACCACAATCAATAATTATTGTAGGTGCTTTAAATTGTGCTGTATTTTTACCAAACCCCAATACATTAATTAATGGTCAAACATACGAGTTTAATAATAATTCATCTGGTAATTGTTATATTTATCTATATGGTGGATCTAATCCTAATTATACATTATCCGCAGGTGGTTATATACAATATATTTTATTATCTACATCAAGTGGTCAATGGGATACACATATTTTTGCTCCAACTAATACTTCTTGGGGTTCAAGTGGATTAAATCTAATTGGTTATATATCACAAACATCAATAACTGCTTCGATAGTTAAAGCAAATAATACAGGACAATTAGTAAGTGCAGTAAGTGGCACTGATTATGTTATTCCATCAACATTAAATAATTATTTAACAACTTCTTCTGCTTCTTCAACATATTTAACGATAGCAAGTGCATCAACTATAAAAGGTATTACAGGTTCAGTAGGTGCTACAGGTGCTAATGGATTAAATGGTGCTACGGGTCCAGCAGGAGCAACAGGTCCTCAAGGTATTCAAGGTCCAACAGGTCCAGCAGGTAGTGGTGGTTCAGGTTCTTCACAATGGACTACATCAGGTTCAAACATATATTATATGAATAATGTATTAATAGGAACTAATTCTAATCCAAATAACTATAAATTATTAGTTAAAGGAACCGCATCATTTAATAATAATATATTTTATATGGATGGTAGTGGTTATTTATCAAATAATAACATATATTGGGACATTTTTGGGAATTTAACTATTAATGGTAATTATGCAAATATAGTTTTTCTAAAAGGAAATGAAATTCAATTAGATTGTTATGGGTTAAATAGTAATGGTTATCCTTATTTATTTTTAGGAGATTATCACGATGGTAATAATGGTAATACTATTTTTATTGATGATGCTAATTATGTAGTAAAATTTGGTAATTTTAATAGTGGATTTGGTGGTGATGGAATTAATTCATATGATGGTAGTGATATGAATGTTAAAGCACAAATAAATACACAAGATGGTAGTGGATCTTTATCATCAGGTAATATATATTGGGATGGTAGTGGTAATTTGAATGTTTATTCATTAACTACTCTTCAACCTATATCAGGTTATTCAAATACTTATTGGAGTTTTGGTGATGCTAATAATACTGATCCAGGAAATTATTGGGGTAATTATAGTGGAGTATTTACAGATGCTTTATCAGTAAGTGTAGCAGGACATACTTATTTAATTCCTTCGGTAAGAATATAATATAATTAAATAAAATGAATAAAGAAATATTTGAATTGTCAATAAAAGCAATTAGTGAATTAAGAAATAATTTTGAATTACCTAAAACAGGTTTAATTGCAGGTGGTTCTTTATGTAAATTAATATATGGATATAAATATGGGGTAATTTTTGATGATTATGATATTGATATATTTAATATAATATATAAAGAAGATACAAAAGATCTTAAAATGGTGGAAGTAAATAAAAAAGGATTAGTTAGTTATATTGATATAGAAACTAATAATATAAATCCTTTATATATTGTAAGCACATTTGATTTTAATTGTGTAAAAATTGGATTTGATTTATCTACTAATCTTTTACATATTCACGATGAGTTTGTTGATTTTATAGATTCAAATAAATTAAATGTATCATCTAATGTTTTTAATATTAACAGAAGCATAATTAGATACTATAAAAAATTAGATGAGTTTGGATTAAAAGAAGATGATGAAAATATAAAAAGACTTAATTCTCAATTACATTTTAACTATAATTATATAAATGATAATGATTTTAACACTTATAGTAAGTATAAAGAAAATATAGATAAGTATTTTATTATCAATAAAAAGGATAATGGGTATTTTTTCTTAAAAAATAAAAAACAAATATGACAAAATTAACAATCGCAACAGTATCAATCTGTAATAAAGATTACAGCACATTAAAAATTAATAGTATCAACACTATTACAGGACCAAGTAGTTCAACTACAAGTATTAACTATTTTATTGGTAGTATGATGGGTGGTTATAGAGATACATTAGTATTAGAAAACCCAACATCTATTGAATATGATTATTTAGTAGGACAATTGTTATCAGCAACTGGATTAACACAAACAAATTAAAATAAAATATGAAATTAATTTACAAATTAGCAAAAACAAAATTAAAAGCCTGTATTATTGACAACGTAGGTGGTAGTTATTTACCGATTGCTAAACATTTAACAAAATACTTTGATGTTTATTATCATTCAGTGGTTCAAAATCCTTACCCACAACAATCAGTATGTAATGTAGGATTAGGTTATCCTGATATAAAGATCATTAGAGACTTTTGGTCTAATATAGATAACTTTGATTTAATAGTTTTTACTGACATATACTTTAAGGATTGGGGAACTCATTTAAGAAAGATGGGAAAATTAGTATGGGGTGGTTGTCAATCCGAAGATTTAGAAACTGATAGAAAATTATTTAAGGAAGAGTTATTATCTGCTAAATTAGATGTTGCTGGCACTAAATATATTGTTGGTATAGACAATTTAATTAAAGAATTAACATCTCAAAAGGATAAATGGTTGAAAGTTTCTTATTATAGAGGTAATTTTGAAACATTCCACCACATAAACATCAACCAATCTATGGTTTTCTTTAATGACTTAAAAGTTTCTTTGGGTCCATTAGGCTCTATATTAGAGTTTGTTGTAGAAGATGCGTTAGAAAGTATCGCAGAAGTAGGATATGATGGTTATTCAGTAAATGGATTATTTCCTGACGAACAAATATGGGGAGTTGAGACGAAAGATTGTAGTTATGTGGGAACTCACGTTAATAGGGATAAAATGCCAGAGCCTGTAATTAATGTAAATGGTAAGTTTGCTTCAATTTTACAAAAATATAATCATATTGGCTTCTTTTCTTCCGAAATTAGAGTAGGAAAAGATGGTAAAGACTATTTTACTGATCCTTGTATGAGAGCAGGATCACCGCCAAGTAATACATATATGAATATGATAAATAATTGGGATGAAATCTTAATTGGGGGAGCAAAAGGTGAGATGATACAACCAACTTATGCTGGAAAATATGGATGTGAGTTGATTATTAAATCTTCTTATCAGTTTGATAATTATATGCCAGTTCAATTTGATAAAAAGTATTATGATAACATAAATCTAAAAGCATCTATAATAGTAGATGGTAAAAGTTATGTTATTCCATTTGATCAAGCAGGATTAGGACATATGGTAGAATTTGGATCTGTTGTATGTATAGGTAATGATGTTGATACTATATTAAATCAAACATTAGAAATTGCTAATTCAATAGAAGCGTTTGGATTAATGTTTGATGCGGATGCTTTAAGTAGATCTAAAAAAAGTATAGAGGACATAACAAATGCATTAAAAATTAAATTCTAAAAATAATATATATGATTAATAATTTACATTTAAAAGAACAATTAGATATAATAGGAAAAGATATTATTGCGGATATAATAAAGGAATTGTTAGCGGCTGATAAAAAAGTGACAGGACAATTAATTAATTCTTTAAGATATGAAGTATTAGAAACTGTTGATGCTGTTTTATTAAATATATATTCTAATGAATACTTTGATGTAGTAGATAAAGGTAGAACACCTGGTAAAAAACCACCACCAGTTAAAGCAATTATACCTTGGGTTGAAGCAAGAGGAATAAAATTTAAGAATGCTTCTGTTGAATCAACTGCTTTTATTATTGCGAGATCAATAGGAATTAAAGGAATTAAAGGAATACAAGTAAAACAAAAAGTAATAGATAATATAATAAATAACAAAACAAAATTAATATCGCAAGGATTTACAGAAGATGTATTAGAAGCGATTAATAAAATAATAAAATAAAATATGCCTACATCAAGTATAATACAAACTCCACAGGAATTATCACCAGTAAATGCTCCATTGTGGGTTGTGGCTAATTCAACTGACAATACATTTCCATTTTTTAAGTATATTTTTAATATACATTCATATGATAGGTTTTCAACTGCATCTACATTTTTAGGACAATATAAATTACCACCAAGACCTGATAATAACTTAGGTATATTTGATACTCATAAAATTCTACAAAGCCAGGTGGGCTCTTATACATTTTCATATAATCAAAGTGGATTACAAGGTGTAGTTGATAACAATTGTGTTGTTAAATATGGTATTAGTAATGGGTATGAATATGATCCTAATTATATGTTTGATAATACTTTTAGATACCATAGGATGATCACATTAGGTAATTTAGTAGGAACTCATACATTTAATAATTCAACTGATAATATAAATGTTTATCCAAATACTTTAACTCAAGGTTGGACCGTATCTTCAAGTGCTGCGATTGCTGATTTTATTTATACTGCCAGTTTCGTATCACCATATAATCCTTTAATTTTACAAGTTTTAGATGGAACTAATGATAGTAGTTATTTTACTGTAGTTGGTCAGAATCCAACTACTCCACCATATATTCTTACATTTATACCTGATAATGATCAACAAGGAACTACATTACCATTTTCAAGTGATATATTTAAGAACAATTCAGCAACAATACCTTCTACTTATACAATTAATCTATATGATAATATAATTTATAGTTATTATTTAGGATTATATTTTAATAATTACCCACCAAATATATTAATTCCGGGTGATGTGATAAATGTTTATATGACTAACCAAGGACAAAATCCATCATATAATGGTAAAACAGTAGTTGTAGGAACTAATTTATCAACTAATCCATCAGCACCAGTTTTATCACCAGCAACAGCATCATTAACTTTAACACAATATGGGGACATTCCAAATGGTTTTGAAACAGGTGTAGTTAATTTAATAAGTAGATATACATCAATTAGTTCTACACCATCATATGCGTTCCCAGGAACAAGGCAATATACAGAAAATAAAGTAGATTTTGGTTTAACTAAAGCAATAAGTTCATCTGCTTCTAATTGGGCTAATAATTATGTTGGTAATAAACAAATCTTTTTAAATCAATATGAAACTTTATCAGTTATGGCATTATCTGCTTCACAAGTATCTAATTTATATTATCAAGTTAAAACATATGATGTTAATTTTAATTTATTAAACACTTATACATCAACAAATCCAACAGGAATAACACCTTCATATATTAAATATGAGTTAGGAAGTGGAACTAAAAACTTACAAGGATGGAATATAAATGGAACTCCTATTAATTTAGGATCAGCAAGTTATTATTCAATTGGTTTAACAAATAGTTCAATTGGAATTAATGCGGTATTTACTTATTCAATAGTTCCTAATAATAGTAGATACCAAAATGTAAGAATTATGTTCCAAAATAGGGTTGGTGGATATGATTATTGGAATTTTAATTATGATAGTAAATGGACAATAGATATAAATAGGACTTTATATACAAAACAATTAGATTACAATTATAATATAGGAGATAGAGGTAGAACAATCTTAAATATAGATGCGAATGAAATGTGGGAAGCAAATACTGATTGGATTAATGAATATGATTATAATTATTTACAAGAATTAATAACAAGTTCGGATGTATATGTGATTGATGAAATAAATGGGTATAAATTACCAATTAATATAGAAGATACATCATATGTTCAAAAAACAGCATTTAGAGATAGACAATTTAATTTAAAAATTACTTATAGATATGCTTACGATTTGAACTTACAAGGTTCGTAAAAATGAACCTTGATTGTAATACAAGGTTCATAAAATAAAATAAAATAAAATAATGTTAGATAATAGATTAGAAATAATTGTAGAAATACCAAACTCGGCTATATCAAGTCCTGATAATCCAAATGGAGTTACAAGATATAATTTAGATACATTTCCACCAGAACAACAAGAACCAATTGAATTAAACTTTTGTATAAATGATATAAATGATATATCAAATCGTAATGCTTCAAGTTCTAAAACAATAACTTTACCTGAAACAAATAATAACAGGGAAGTTTTTGGGTTTATTAGTGATTTAAATTTAGAAGTAAATACATTTAGTCCGAATAAAAGATCTAAATGTTATGTTATGTTAGATACTGTTGTTGTTTTTGAAGGATGGTTACAATTAAAAAATGTAAAACCAAATTATAGAACTGGTCTAACTAAATTAGAATGTGTTGTATATTCAAATCAATTAGATTTCTTTAAGGCAGTAGGTGAAAGTTATTTACAAGATTTATCAACAGGATTTCGTCGTTTAACATATACTTTTTCAGCATATGGAATAACTTCAAGTTGGTATGAAGGTCAAAGTGATACTGACATTTATTATCCGTTAATAGATTATGGTATATCATATAATAAACAATACCAAGAAGAAGCATCAAGTTTTAATTCTTTATCAATTGGATTAACTGGTAATGGATTTGTTAATTATAATCAAATGTTTCCATCAGTATATTTAAAATCAATTATAGATGCTATATTTTTAGGAGCAAGTGGTAGTAGTTATCAAGATCCAAAAACAGGAGCAGTATCAACTATAACTTATCAATATGATAGTAATTTTTTTAATAGTGCTTGGTTTAGTAATATAATAATACCATATAATAATGGTCTACTAACAACAAAAGAGTATCTTAACTATACTACTAAATCAATACAAACGGCTACTTTTAGTTCAGGTCCAGTAGAAACACATTATATTAGTATAGATACAGCAAATGGATTAGGATTACAAGTAATAAAAGAAAATGTAAGTATTAATGGAGTTTTTTATCCTAATATGCCACCATATACAGTTAATTTTACGAATATAAATGTTTATCAATATATTTCAAGTCAGGTCAACGCGAACTTTAGTATTAATATAGGCACAACTATATTTTACAATGATAATTCGCATACTTGTGATTTATGTTTAAATTTTATTAATGTAACTCAAAAACAAGTTAGTAGTGTTAAAGTATGGAACTTCCCAAGCACATCAGGTGATTATTACACCATTAATGAACAAAATATATTATTTACAACAGGACTTAATAATGGAGATCAATTCTTTTTCACTATATCAAGAGGTTCTGGTTATGCTTATGCAACAAGTAATTTTACTGATTTTTATTTTAATTATTCTATACAATCAAACGAGATACTAACATTACCAATTATATTAGATTGTAGTTTTAATATAAATAAAATACTACCAGCAAATGTTAAACAAAAAGATTTTCTAAATACAATTTTCAAAATGTTTAATTTATATGTTGATTATGATCCTAATGTTCCAACCATATTAAGAATAGAACCAAGAGATGATTATTATTATTATACTGGATCTCAATCAAACTTTTATGGTAATCCTGGATGGAGTGTAAATAATTTAGTAATTAAAGATTGGAGTGATAAAGTTGATATAAATCAAGATGTAAATATACAATTATTAGCAGAAACACAAAATAAAACGATTAGATTAACATATAAAGAAGATAAAGATTATTTTAATGATAATTATACTGGATTTACAGGTAGAATATATGGGGAAAAAATAATTGAAATAGATAATGATTTTAATTTTGGGGAACAAGTGATAGATGTTTTATTTGGTCCGACTACATTAGCAAATATACCTGGTTCATATAACTTTCCTATACCTAACTTAACAAAACAAATTGATACTACAACGAATGTTCCATTTGGTAGATCAAATGCTAATATAAAAATAATGCAGAGAGGAACAAAAAATACAAAAGAAGTAGGACCACAACATTTATTTTCTCAAACTTCAGTTGATATAGATTTAACAAATCAAATAAGTTGGATTGCTACACCTAATTCTACTGATTCAGATTTATTTATTTATACATCATCAGGTTCTTCCCCTTATTCATATTATACTTATATTGGTGATCTACAACAAGATTTTAGTTTTAATATAAAATTAGAATTTAGCGGGGTAACAATAGGACAATATATTAGAGTTTATGGATATAAAAACTCCGGTTTAGGTGGAGGAACTACTTTTATGGATCAATTATATACAGTTAATAATACTACATTTTTTATTAATTTATCTTCAATAGTTACATTAAATACAAATGATTATGTTTCATTTTATATTCAATCAGATAATTATTTAGGGGAATTATATCAATATGAATTAAGAGGTTATTTAATGGTTTATAGTTTTGCTGAAGATGCTGGTCCTGTATTATTAAACCCAGGTGGATTATCATATAGTAATGATAAATGGAGAATGGGAACAACAAGTTCAGATGCTATATCATATAATTATTATCCTTATGCGGGTAATATAAATGATCCTTTTATATATTTATTTGAACCTGATAATGTTATTGATTTGAATTTTGATAATTCATTATTTACTTATTATTCTGCTGGGAATATAATTCCTACAAAAAACTTATATAATACATTTTATCAAAATCAATTTAATGAGATTTTAGATATAAATAGTAAGATAATAACAGCACAATTATATTTAACACCACAAGATATAAGAGATTTTAGATTTAGTGATGTAATTTATTTAAGATTAGGAAGTTCTGGACAATATTATCACGTCAATAAAATAAATAATTATTCATTAACACAACCACAAAAAACAGTTGAAGTTGAATTAATTAAAATTAAAGAAATTGCTACATATGCTTTACCTCCATTATAAATTTTTAATAAAATATATATAACGATAAGATATAAAAATAAATATGAATACTGAAAATATAAATATACAAGTTCAAGCTCAAACTGAACAAGCACAAAAAAATATAGATGGATTACAAGGTTCAATTGGTGATTTAATGACTTCTATTAGTCAATTAACAACTGCTATAACTAAAAATGTTGAATCCACTGATAAATTAGATAAATCTATAAGCAAATTAGATAAATCAGTTCAATCTAATACTAAAACTATGAGTGGTATGAAAACCGCTTTAAATGATTTAGTTCCAGGATTTGGTGCTGCTGCTAATGGAGTAATTTCATTAGGTGAAGAGTTATGGTCATTAGCAGCTAACCCTATTGTAGCTACATTTATGTTAATTGTAGGTGCTTGCGAATTAATTTTCAAAGCATTTACTGATAATGTAGGAGCATCTGATAAATTAGCTCAAGTATGGAGCGGTATTCAAATAGTTTTAGTTAATTTAAAAGAAGCAATATATGCCGCAGTAAGAGGATTTATTGATGCCCAAGAAGCAGTAGCTAAGTTTTGGTCTGGAGATTGGAAAGGTGCTGGTGAAAAGATGAAAGAAGCTTTTACTGAAGGTAAAGAAGCTGTTGATAAAACAACAGCAGCATTTAATGGAAGTGCTAAGGCTATGGAAGGAATAACTGCTGCTCAACAAGAAAACGATAGAGCTAAAGCAGTATTTGTTAATACAGAAAAGGATTTACAAGCTAAATTAGCTAAGAGTAGAGAGATTTTAATGGATACAACTGCTTCAATTCAAGATAAACAGAAAGCATTAAAAGAAAGTCAATCATTAGAAAATCAAATAGCTGGTGAAAAAACAAAATACGCTCAAAAAGATTTTGATTTACAAAAACAAAGATTACAATTATTAGGTATTGAAGCAAAAACTCAAGATGATATTAATAAATTAATTCAAACTCATATGATTAATGGTAAACAATTATCAGATGATCAATATAATGCATTACTTAAATTAAATACTTTAAATGGAGTTGTTATTGATACAACTACTGAACAAGCTAATATAGATTTAAAAATTAATAAACAAAAGAAGAAATTACAAGCAGAAGAACAATCAGATGCTAAGAAAGCTGTTGAAGAAGCTAAGAAAAGAAAAGAAGCAAGAAAAAAAGCATTAGAAGAAGAATTAAAAGAAATTAAAAATAAAGATGAAATAACTGTTCTTAGTGCCAAAGAAGGTAGTGAAGAAGAATTAAAAGCTAAGAAAAAAGAATTAGATGATGAGAAAGCATATTATGATAAGCATTGGAAAGAACTAGGAATGTCTAAGGTTGATTATGAATTAAAGATTGCTGAAATTAATAAGAAGAAAGAAAAAGATCAAGAAACATTTAGAAAAAAGAAAGAAAAAGATGATTTAACTGATATAAAAGCTACAGATGAATTAGCAATAATAAATGCTAAGAATGATGATGAAAGATTGGCGGCTAAATTAAAGAAATTAGAGGATGAAAAGAAAGAGGAGTTAACAAATGAAAATCTTACTGCGGCTCAAAAATTATTAATAGAAGCAAATTATGAAAAAGATAAGAAGAAAATTATTGAAGATGATACTAAACAAAGAAACGAATTATTAAAGAAGAAAGATGAAGATAATATAAAAACTATTAAAGATCAAGAAGATGTTCTTAAAAAAGAAGTTGGAAATTCAATTGATAAAACAAATAAATTAAAACAATTAGCACAAGATGAACACGACGCTAAATTAAAATTATTACAAGATGAATATAAAGCTACATTAGCAATAATGACGGCAAAAGGTGAAGATACATCTGCTTTAACTGCTAAATATAATGCTGATCAATTAGCTAATGATGCTGATACAGCTGATAAAAAAAGAAATATAGATAAATCATATACAGATTTCAAAATATCAGAAATGAAATCAGTTGGCGATGCTGCTTCTGCTTTAACAGATTTATTAGGTAAAAATACAGAAGCAGGAAAAGCAATAGCAATAGCACAAGCTACTATGGATACTTATGGAGCAGCTAATAAAGCATTAAATGATAAATATGCACCTGGTGTCCCAGGTGTAGTTATGAAAGTTGCCGCAGTGACACAAGCAATAGCAATGGGATTAGCTAATGTTAAAAAAATATCTGAAACTAAAACACCAGGTGGTAGTTCAGGGGGTGGATCATCTACCACACCAAGTATAACTCAATTCGCAGCTCCACAAATGTTCGGATTAGGTGGACAAAAAATAACTAATCCAAAAGATTATGCTAATCAAAGAACTTACGTTTTAGAATCGGATATTTCAGCATCACAAAATAGAGTTAAGACAATCGAACATTCTAGTATTTTAGGTGGATAAAAATATATAAAAACAACAACAAAATATATATAGTAATATGGCAAAAAGAAAGTTTTATGATCCAGATAGAGGTCCAGATTTATATGAAATAACAATTGGAGATGATGGTATGACTGGAATACGTTTAGTATCACTTGTAATTGATCCTGCGATAGAAGAAAAAGGTATGTTCTTTTCAAAAGAAGAAATAGAAGATTATCAATTTAAATCAATTGAATATAAACAAATGGTGGTGGGACCAGCAATGATCCCTAAGAAAAAGATATTAAGAAAGGATGATAATGGAGATCCTTATTTTGTATTCTTTTCAGAAGAAACAATATGTAAATTAGTTGATAAGTTTAATTCAGAAAATAATAACAAATCTATTAATATAGATCATACTAACGAAATGGTTGATGGATTTATTCAACAATCTTGGATAGTAGCAGATCCTGTATACGATAAATCAAAATATTATGGATATAATTTACCCAAAGGATCTTGGTTTATTGAATGTAAAATAAATGATCCTAAGTTCTTTAAGGATAAAGTTATTAATGAAAATAGATTTTCTTTTAGTATAGAGGGGTTATTAGGTCAAACCAAAGTAGAACATTCAAAACAAGAAGATTTTTCATCATTAATTGATAAATTAAGTGATGAAGAGTTATTAAAAATAATTAATTCTTTAAATTAAAAAATA